TTCGATCTGAGTCGAAAGACTCTGGTCTGGTTGGCATTCCGAGTAATTCGGAGGGAGGTAAGAATGGATAAGGCTTTTGCTGTTGATGGTACACGTGGGAAAACGGTTTTTGATATAGAGCTTCAATACGCACGCATGTTAGGCGCTCTCATCGCTTCTGCAGAGTTTTCTCGTCTGCACAGTGATGATAAAGAGCGCCTGATTGCGTGCGTCGTGAAGAGAGCTGTATCACGAGCCTTCCCTGAAAGTTTGGGGATTCGATTCCGCATCATAAACGCTACACTCTTCATAGAAATGGAGAGCGGGCGTCTGGTGAGGTTCGAATAACAACCATGTGGAACTCCAGGAGGATCCATGTCTTCTAAGAAGCATGATAGAGAAGCGCTGAACGCCTCTCGCAGTTTTCGAGTGGCACCGGAGGTTTCCTCCGGCATGATTTCGAAGTACCTCGAGGCCCTAGATTGTCCGCGTGCGTTGACGGTTGATCTGCTCTTTAGAAATAACGAGCATGATCAGCTTGCCAAACTCGCCTTCAATCCGCTCGACTACGAGAAAGTAGAAGAGCTTAGGGGTGCTTACGCCGCGACTAAGTTCCTCTCAAAGTTCAAGGATTTTGATAACCTTGGCTATGAGTTGGATGCCGTTGCGAATGAGAAGTTCGAAAAATTTGAACTTTTCTGTAAGCATACTAACAGCCGTTTTCGTGCTTTGGAACTTGACCCTAAGTTTCGGGGTCAAGTCGTCCGCCTGCATCAAGCAGTCGGTCGGAAAATCCATCGCATTTTGGGCGGTTTTAATCTCGAGGAGTTCGTCGAATCTGCCTATTGGGGTCCTGGCGCAACGACTTTGCAAAAAGCACGTGACGCCAGCGCTACCAACAAATTCCAATGCGAAATTGGGATAACTCGTGATCTGTACTCTTTGTTTCCCTCTGATCTTCTTCGCCAGTTTTACCCGGCGTGGATTGATCATATTTCTGGGGTCGGTTTTCCCGACTTCCAGACTGGAAATAAAGTTATCACCGTGCCAAAAGACGCTACCGAAAATCGAACCATTGCGATTGAGCCAGGGATAAACCTCTGGTTTCAGTTGGCAGTTGGTGAGATGATTAAGCGGCGTCTACTTCGGCGTGGGGTCGACCTACGCTATCAGATGGACCACCCGAAAGGTGGTAAAACAAATCAACAGTTGGCGCACCAGGCGTCGAGAGACTGCCTGAATGCGACCATTGATTTCTCCTCTGCTAGTGATAGTATCTCCACAGGTATCATCCGGGAACTGTTTCTTAACGTGACCTTACCAGGCCACGAAGAAGCTGTTCTTCCGACATGGTATTCTGTGATGGATAGTTGTCGATCCCATTACGGCCTTCAAGGTGGATCTCTGCGGAAATGGGAGAAGTTCTCCAGTATGGGGAACGGCTTTACTTTTCCGTTAGAGTCGCTCATCTTCTATTCAGTTGCTTCTTGCTGTGTAGAGGACGTACACCACTTGACCGGTCATAAACCGGAAGGTGATGTGAGCGTTTATGGGGATGATGTTATCTTTCCCATAAGTTGCCTTGAGACTTTTTCCCTGATGTGTGACTTTTACGGTTTCACGATGAATATGAAGAAAAGTCATTTCTCTTCACAGTTTCGTGAGTCTTGTGGAGGTCACTTCTACAGGGGAGCTGATGTCAAACCAGTGTATCTTAAAGAGCACCTTTCTGACGTTCTGTCTGTCTATAAGTTCGCGAATAACGTTCGTCGGTTAGCCCATCGCAGCTATTTTAAAATTGGCTGTGATGAGCGCCTTAGATCATTATTCGATTCCCTTATCTCTCTTGTTCCTAAGGCATTACGCTTTAGGATTCCGGAGGGGTTTGGGGATGGCGGATTCATCTCAAATTGGGATGAATCCGTCCCCGCAAGTGCCCGAACCATCTGGTCTAAGAGTCGACGTGAAGAAATTTACGTTGGTCTCGAAGGCTGGTGGGTCAGGCATTTGACAGTCACGGGTAAAACTCGTGAGTCAGAAGGCATCGGTCTATTATTAGATCGATTGTGGTCGGCATCAGTTCAAGAGAGACGGAATACTGTCCCTCTAAAGGGCCGTACCAGGCAACGCATTTCGCGGAGCCTGGTTCAGCGGTGGTACGATCTCGGGGCGTGGATTTAATTCCCGCCCTTAGTAATGCCATGATCTCCTTTAAATGAGGTTGTGGATGGAGAGTTCTTCTGAACTCACCAAAGGGAAATAGCG